CGGCACTTATTGTCGGATGCGATGCTGACGTATCTTATCTGACCTACGAATCGCATCGAACTGTAGGCCGGATAAGGCGTTTACGCCGCATCCGGCAAAAAGTTAATCGCTTTTACTTCTTCGCCTCTGCAACCACTTTGCTACCCACGCCGCGGTTATTGTATTCCCACATGCGGTTGTAGTTAGTGTCATTCCGATTACGCTGTACTTCGTCGTTATCATCAACGTTGCCAGTATTACCCGCAAACGGACGATTGGAAATCACCGCATCGGCCCACGGTTTAGCCGTGTTAAAACCTTCGTTGATGGCGCTATCACGGATCACCACCTGACCGTTGGTATTGGCATCAACATCCAGCGAGCGGCCCAGTTGCGCCACGCCATCACCGGAAGCATTGAAGCGGCTGTTTACGGCGAGGAAACCGTAATAGATGTTAGACAGCGTAGCCGGTGCAAACACATACGCTTCTTGCTGAGTACGTGAGTTCACCACGCGGAATTCGGTATTATCGAACACCACTGCGCCGCGACCAGAAACGATATCCACATCCCCTTCAATGTAACTGTTGGTCACCAGAGTACGCGGCTGACGGTTGGTTTCCAGACGGTTTTGCACACCACTGTTGGTGACAAAGAATGTATTCTGACGACCGAGAATGTTGACGTTATTGATCTGCACTTTGTCGCCATCAGTACGCAGTGCCACCGCCGGATGGTTACCCGCATCTACGCTATCACCCAGCGTGTTTTCGATGGTCAGGTTTTGCAGTTGCAGGCCATTGTTTTGTGACCAGAAGACCGCAGAGCAGAGAACGCCGATACTGTCGCTGCGTTTGCTCTGGCAGCTATCGTACATATACCACGCTGGTTTACCTGGCATATATTTGCCGCGCGGGTTGACGTCGTGACGCCAGTCGGCAGGGCTCATGCCCCCATCAAGGGAAAGCCCAATCTTCACATCAATCGGTTTTTCACCTGTACCGTACAGAGTAATTCCACCCGGAGCGGCAGGGACATACACCGTTCCCTGATATTCACCAGGCATCACGGCAATATACTGGCGCTTGTTGGTGCGCTTGATAATTGCCGCATCTACCGCCGCCTGAATCGTGGTATGCGTTACACCCGGAGTACCCGCCGGGCCGACAACAAAGTCAGGTTGCGCAGGCAGGGTAATCGGGGAAGGATTCCACGCTGCCGCACCTGGTGTCAGGGATGCAAAATAGTGTTGAGCATCGAAATTCTGCGCTTCTTTTGCCGACAGAATCGGGCGAGAAGAGGTACCAGGCGCGGTTTGATCAGAAGGACGTTGATCGGGCGGTGTTGAGCTACAGGCGGTCAGCGTCACGCCAAAAGCCAATGCCAGCGCCAGACGGGAAACTGAAAATGTGTTCACAGGTTGCTCCGGGCTATGAAATAGAAAAATGAATCCGTTGAAGCCTGCTTTTTTATACTAAGTTGGCATTATAAAAAAGCATTGCTTATCAATTTGTTGCAACGAACAGGTCACTATCAGTCAAAATAAAATCATTATTTGATTTCAATTTTGTCCCACTCCCTGCCTCTGTCATCACGATACTGTGATGCCATGGTGTCCGACTTATGCCCGAGAAGATGTTGAGCAAACTTATCGCTTATCTGCTTCTCATAGAGTCTTGCAGACAAACTGCGCAACTCGTGAAAGGTAGGCGGATCCCCTTCGAAGGAAAGACCTGATGCTTTTCGTGCGCGCATAAAATACCTTGATACTGTGCCGGATGAAAGCGGTTCGCGACGAGTAGATGCAATTATGGTTTCTCCGCCAAGAATCTCTTTGCATTTATCAAGTGTTTCCTTCATTGATATTCCGAGAGCATCAACATGCAATGCTGTTGGGATGGCAATTTTTACGCCTGTTTTGCTTTGCTCGACATAAAGATATCCATCTACGATATCAGACCACTTCATTTCGCATAAATCACCAACTCGCTGCCCGGTAACAACAGCCAGTTCCATTGCAAGTCTAAGCCAACATGGTGATGATTCTGCTGCTTGATAAATTTTCAGGTATTCGTCAGCCGTAAGTCTTGATCTCCTTACCTCTGATTTTGCTGCGCGAGTGGCAGCGACCGGGTTTGTTGTTATATGGCCTTCAGCTATTGCCTCTCGGAATGCATCGCTCAGTGTTGATCTGATTAACTTGGCTGACGCCGCCTTGCCCTCGTCTATGTATCCATTGAGCATTGCTGCAATTTCTTTTGTGGTGATGTCTTCAAGTGGAACATCAGGTAGCCCCCTCCTTATTGCTTTAATTTTGCTCATGTAATTTATAAGTGTCTTCTGCTTGATTCCTCTGCTGGCGAGGATTTTTTCGTAGCGATCAAGCCATGAATGTAACGTAACAGAATTATCACTGTTGATTCTCGCTGTCAGAGGCTTGTGTTTGTGTCCTGAAAATAACTCAATGTTTGCCTGTATTGCTTCAGTAATTGCTATCCTCCTGTCTCTGCCTAATCCGAACTCTTTACCCGTCCTTGGGTCCCTGTAGCAGTAATATCCATTGTTTCTTATATAAAGGTTAGGGGGTAAATCCCGGCGCTCATGACTTCGCCTTCTTCCCATTTCTGATCCTCTTCAAAAGGCTACCTGTTACTGGTCGATTTAAGTCAACCTTTACCGCTGATTCGTGGAACAGATACTCTCTTCCATCCTTAACCGGAGGAGGGAATATCCTGCATTCGCGCACCCATCGACGAACTGTTTCAAGGCTTCTTGGGCGTCGCTGGCGAGCGTTCCACTCCTGAAGTGTCAAGTACATCGCAAAGTCTCCGCAATTACACGCAAGAAAAAGCCGCATTGATGCGGCGATGGTAGGTCTGGATATCATTGAGCAATGAACAGGCCTCATCGAGTGTGAGGCTGTATGGCTCTATTATTTCACCTCTTGTTGTGACATTGTTGAAAAATGGATACCAGCTCGTTGCTGCCAGATGATCCAACCGAGAGTCATATCCCATGCCATGTATTCGTTATCGCCGTTTTTTGCTCTCCGACGATCGACTGTTTTACCGAAACGCTTTTCCATAAATAATTCATAGGCTGCGCGTTCATCTGGCTCAACTTCCAGAGATGCCAGTGCAATCCGTGCCAGTTCTAAATCATTTTCAAGCTCAGCGCGAATCTCAGCGAATGCACTCTGTGTTAAGGCGAACTCAATGCTCTGCACTTTATTCCGTGCGCGCTCAAGCAGTGCATGGTAGTTAATTTCGGTTGTCATACCCCTACCTCTTCGAATTCCAATTCCAATTGATCACCCCAGATTTCACATGACTCTGAACACGAGCCGGTATCGAATCGCCTGGCCTGTACCATCGCCTGATACAAATTTCTGTAGTCGCTGTTGGCAGACATTCTGGCAATTCCGTCAAGCGTCAGGTGACCACGGTACATAATGTCTTTACCTGTTCTGCGATGACCATCCCTGACGTGTTTGCCTGTAACCAGCTCATTAAAAACTCGCATCAGACCTGGTTCGTCTTTACATGCAAGCCCCAGTTTTTGCGTTGACTTTTTGATGCAGAAAACACAGTTCCCGAGATGCTCCGGGATTTGCAAATCAAAAGGTTGTTTTCGCCACCACCGGATAACATCCGACTTATCAAAATCTGACAGCTCGGCAAGATACCGGACGCCCGATTTCGGTTTCAGCCTACGGGGTTCGTCTGCACGAATACCCAGCCATGTGATGTAATTACCTCGCCCGAAATGGTTATCGCAGTATTTCGTGAAAGGGATGAGTTTTAGCCTGTCAGTACAGAACGCGCCGCCGATGTATGGCGTGCCGTACTTTTTAACCATGTCCATAAACGGTTTAAGCACCGGCATTCGTGTCTGAATATCCGTTGGCTCCCATTCTGTATAACCATTTGGCTGCCCAAGCTCAGGATTTATATCGACCTGTAACACAGTTAGTGGTATGTCCCAGAACTTCACAACCTCCCGGATAAAGCGGTATGTCAGCGGATGTTCGCAACCGGTATCCATAAAGATGTAGCAGACGTTATTGCCAGCCTTTCTTTGTTCTTCCATCAGGTGAACAAGATATGCGGATGTTCTCCCGCCAGAAAAACTAACTACATGAGTTATGCACATTTGCGTAATTCCGATAACTCGTTGAAGCGTTCCATAAACATCCCGTAGGCATGGCCCGGTGCCAGTGGAATAACTTTGAACATCTCTGTTGCCGGGATACCTTCCAGTACTGGCCAGAAAGAGCCATCATCAAGCCCGAGATCGCGGCGTTCAGTTGCCAGCATGATGAGATCGGCATATTTCACGGGTGTACTCATAACTGGGGGTAACCCGTATTTCTCACGGATTACGGCGTCTATTTTTTCTTCCATCCGTTTATAGTCAGGAAGAAGGCGTTTCAGTGGCGCCGGGATGTCCTGGCAATACGCTTCTGTTGCATCATGCATTAACGCTTCAAAAGCAAATTCCTGCGGCACCAGTTGGCTGCAAAGCACCGCATGTTGGGCGACGCTGTAGAAATGTGAAAGATGTCCTGCAAAGCGACAGATATTTGAAAGGGAAACCGCGATATCGTTAATAACGATGTCGTCTTGATTTATCTTGTCATAATAAAAATGCTTCCCGGAAAAAGTTTTAATAAATGACATTTTGTTCTCCACGTATATGCGCTGCACCGCGCTGAATTCTGGTAAAAGGAAGTCCTCACCATCCGGCGATTATTGAGTTAATTATGTTTCCATAAATTCCCCCGCAGGGGCATTTGCAGTAATGAAATCAGGCGGTGAAAGTACCAATAAAGGTTTCTACTTTGCTGTCTTTGAATTTCTCAACAAGCAGATCACGAAATTCGTTAGCCATTTCTTCCTGCACCGCTTCCAGCTGAATAATGCGCAGAACCAGTACAGGACGATCGCCAGTGATAATGCTGAGGCGTAATTTAAATGGACGTTCTTTCAGGCCTTCAAACGGAACGCATTTAAATTCAAATGCCACTGGCATAATGTCTTTGGTCTTCGCTTCGACAGACTCCATCAGGGAGCGTTTGCCGCTGAAGTCATTATCTTCAAAATCAGCGGTCTGGTTCGCTTCAATTGTGATTTTACGGATAGCCGCCGCCGCTTTGGTTGCCTGAATGGCGTCACCATTAGCATCAAAGCCCACAAGGTAGTCGGCCCAGTCTTCAATCCATTCTGCCAGTGATTTCTGGGAGTTACGCTCGCCATTAACAGACAACAGAGCAGAGAACGGTGCTGTCTTTTTCAGTTTGAGAGTGGCGGTGTTATCTGCGTGACCTGGTTCATCAATAGTACCCAGGTTAAGCACACTGACGGCACGCATATTATCAGCATCGATAAAGCAGCGGGTGCCTTCATCTGCAAGATCTTTAGAATAACGGGTAAAGTCATCGATGCTGGCAGTGGAAAGCGCACCACGGAAACGGAAGCGATTTAAATTAAATTTTTCCAGATCATGAATGCGGAAATTCTCAGGCAATGCCACAGCATCGGCACCAATCTTACTGATAATTTCATTAACACCCTGAGCAGAAATAAGGGCATGGATTTGATTAAATGCGGTTGCGTCTAAGTTTTGAGACATAATAAGTCCTCACTATATTAAGATATTCAGTGATGAGATAAATAATCGGTTAATTAAGAACGATATTAATGACCTGCTGCGCGGAGTTTTCCGTCAGGTTCACCGGCAAGAGTCAGTAATTGTCCCTGGTCTTCCTGCAGAATAGTCAGGCGACCACCGCGATTGACATACATCGGCGTTTCGGTGGTGTCTTCTTCGGAAATTTTCCCGCGGTTAGTCGGGCGAACATATGAGAGTTTGTGTTTGATTTTCACACGGTTTTCATCAAATGGTTCGATTTCCAGGTTGAGTGAGACCTTACCTTTGGTTTTCGTGTTCATCACACCGGAAGCGACTTCACTGAGAACTGCGCCGATTTTGGTTTCAAATACGCCGCCGTCCAGCTCCCCGATAAATGCCTGCACATCAGTACTGCGTTCGCTAGCCATTTTGCTGCTCCTCATCATATCGACCCTGCAAGGTCGGTTAGTTTCTCCACAAAACAGAGAAGAACACCTGCGGTGACTGCCGCCCGGATGGATTGGGTTATGAGCCCGTCGTCCGGTGATGCTCTTCTCTGTTTTGTAAAAAGGACGGTACCAGCCGGAAGCAAGGGTACAAACTGGTACCGCCAGGACTACACACAGCATAAAGTTGTGGTGCCGGGTGCCTCCCGGTGCCTGGCGAAGGTTGCACACCAGGCGGGTGGGTATCCACAGAAGGTCGACTGTCAGCCTCAACCTTAACCCGCGTGCGCTGAGCCGCATTCACCACAACGCTAAGGATTCTCTCTGGTTGAAAATACTTAGCTGTTATGTGCCTGCTTTTAGCCACATCAGGCGAGGTGGACCTGGTTATTCCCCAACAACAAGGATTCGGTTAATCTGGTTATCCCCAACAACGCAAAAGGAAAAGAAATGTCCGGTAATATCTATACGCTGTACAAATCCCACTGTGAAAATGTTGGAAAGTATCGGGGCATTGAAATCAGTGGGGTAGTGTCATCAGTCGAAATAAGCAAAGTTGAATCAAGGGCAACATTACTTACTCTTCTGGACCTTGTCTTAAATGAGCACCGGAAGAAATTCGGCACACCCTATAATCAGTTGAATGGGAAAAAGGCTCTGGTTCACCTTATTCTGATGAAGCATCACTGGATGCCAAAACAGATTAATGAGATGGAATTTGATGAACTTCTTCTTTCAATTCAGGATGAACTCACGCTTGATAAAATAAGTGTAACCGCCCAGAAATTTTTAGATTATCGAGACTGGAGATCACAAATTCATCACTTTGATGATTTTGACGAAAATGAATGGGATCCTAATTTGTCTGCACAATATCTAAAGTAACATCCTGTGATAAAACCGTGATTTCCTGATCCAGTTTTTTTAAGGAGTCTATTGTTTCCTGTCGATAAGACAGCACTTCACGAAGCTGGTTTATAGCTGCCAGCTTCTTTGTCATCCACTCATAAATTTCCTCATCTGTGTAGCCAGGCGCGACGATTTTTGGTTCTGTTTTGTGCATTTCACACCTCCTCAAGTTATCAGTTACTTGTTGATGGGGACCAGATTGTTAAAGAGCGAAGCGTCCTATAGGGCGCTTTTTTTGTTGCTAACGAATCATCCGGTCATTCATACGCCACCGGCGGCTACTTCGTGGGCGTCCTGCCTGTTCGTTTTTGACATTTACTGACCTCTTACGACACATGCACCGTGCACCGTGTTGCAACCAGATTTTGTTGTAATCCTGTAGTTGGTCTGGAACAAAAGATAAAATTAAATTGCGAGATATGCAAGTAATATTTGCGAAATATGCAAAATGGTGGGTAATAAAAAGCCACCTTTCGGTGGCCGATGGATGGGATATTGAGGTTAATTATGTCTCTTAAGGGTTTGCGACTGACTGATTAAGACCTTTCCAAAGACCATAAATCGGTGTTCGTTTTCGCTAGTAATTCCCCATTCACGGTAAATCTGGTTATCAGAAATCACCAGCAGTTTGTCAGGAATCATTTGAAGTCTTTTAACGTATATTTTGTCATCAAAACCAAAGACATATATACCATCACCATCAAACTGATTGATGCTGACATCAACGAAGATGAGATCTCCTGGCTCAATGGTTGGACACATACTGTCCCCACGAACGTTGATAACTTTGATGTGATTGGCTGGTCGTCCGCCGAACATTGATACAGCATTATCAGTTCTGTATTCGATGGCATGAATCACATCAATGACATCACCGCCCTGGATAAGGCCATTTCCCGCACTGGCACTGATATCCAGCATTTCAATACGGAACACATCCTTCACCTGCGCAACATCCTCATTATTACTGTTTTTATATACAGTATTACTTTTGAGGGCAGAGGTAAAGAGATCAGCAATATCAACACCTAAGCTCTTGGCAATATTACTCAGTGTTTGTTCGGTAAATTGTTTTTGCTTACCCGTTTCTAAGCGCGAGATGTTCGCCGCATCTACTCCTATTGCTTCAGCGAGATCGGCGATTTTCATGTTCTTCGCTTGGCGAAGTTGTCTGACTCGGTTTCCTATGTTCATGCGTTTATTACATTTCTTTATTGCGTGATAAGCAAATCAACTTGCGCAAAATAATTGCGTGAAATAACATGCATAACGCGCAATATTTGGAGGGTATATGCAATCACCATTACGAAATGTGCGTAAGGCGCATGGTTTCACTTTGCAGCATGTTGCTGCGGGTGTTCAAGTCAATCCAGCGACGTTGAGTCGTATTGAGAGGCTGGAGCAGATTCCATCTATCGAACTTGCAGAACGTTTAGCCAATTTTTTTAAGGGTGAAGTCAGCGAAATGCAGATTCTTTATCCGGCACGTTTTCAATCTAGCCAAAACCAGAATGGGTTTAAACCACAGGAACAGGAGGTAAGCCGTGGGTAAGCATCATTGGAAAGTGGAAAAACAACCTGAGTGGTACGTGAAAGCTGTCAGAAAAACTATCGCGGCATTGCCAGGGGGTTACGCTGAAGCTGCTGACTGGCTGGATGTAACAGAGAACGCTTTATTCAACCGCCTTCGTGCAGATGGCGATCAGATTTTCCCGTTGGGATGGGCAATGGTTTTACAGCGTGCTGCTGGCAATCACCACATTGCGGATGCTGTCGCACAGTCTGCTGGTGGGGTGTTTGTATCACTTCCTGAAATTGAGGAAGTAGAGAACGCCGATATCAACCAGCGCCTGTTGGAGGTTATTGAACAGATCGGCAGTTATTCAAAACAGATTCGTTCAGCAATTGAAGACGGGGTGGTGGAACCACACGAGCAGGCAGCAATTAACGACGAGCTGTACATGTCAATTTCGAAGCTGCAGGAGCATGCAGCACTGGTCTACAAAATCTTTTGCGCTCCAGAAAAGAGTGACGCCCGCGAGTGTGCAGCTCCGGGCGCCGTGGCGTTTTGTGTCTGTGGAGAAACTAACGCATGAACAGTTTAACAACACACTACCGTCGCTCGCAACTGATTGCGCTTCCTGTACCGGGTGGAAAAGCGAAGGTGGAATATTGCTATGCAGTGAATGTACCAGGTGACAGGGAAATTGTAACCCACAGCTTTGCTGAGTGGGCTGTGGGTGATTTCAACCGGCAGAAGGAGACAGTCCTTTGCGACAAGTTAACCGCTGGTTCAAAGATCACTACGGAGTGCCCGTCAGAGTCATTCGTTGGGAACCGGAAACACAACGGGTTATCTACCTCCGCGAAGGCTATGAGCATGAATGCTTCAGTCCGCTCGAACAGTTTCGTCGTAAATTCAGGGAAATAGAGGTCGGTCATGAGCACTAAATTAACCGGCTATGTATGGGATGGTTGCGCTGCGTCAGGCATGAAGTTATCCAGCGTGGCAATTATGGCCCGCCTAGCTGATTTCAGTAATGACGAAGGTGTGTGCTGGCCATCAATTGAAACCATTGCCCGCCAGATTGGCGCGGGGATGAGTACCGTCAGAACGGCTATCGCACGACTGGAAGCAGAAGGCTGGTTAACGCGTAAGGCGCGTCGCCAGGGTAACCGCAATGCGTCGAATGTTTATCAGCTTAACGTTGCGAAGCTTCAGGCAGCGGCATTTTCTCAACTGTCAGATTCTGACCCGTCAAAATCTGACGCATCAAAATCTGACCCGTCAAAATTTGATGCGTCGAAATCTGGCAAAAAAGCGGGTTTTCACCCGTCAGAATCTGGCGGGGATCCGTCAGTAAAATCAAAACATGATCCGTCAGATAAAAAACCTTCTCGTCCGGACGCTTCGCAACCGGACACGCAGACGGCTGAACAGAATTTTTTAACTCGCCATCCTGATGCGGTTGTATTCAGCCCTAAAAAGCGCCAGTGGGGAACGCAGGATGATTTGACCTGCGCACAGTGGCTCTGGAAAAAAATCATCGCCCTGTACGAGCAGGCCGCCGAATGTGACGGCGAGGCGGTACGTCCGAAAGAACCGAACTGGACAGCCTGGGCAAATGAAATTCGCCTGATGTGTGTACAGGACGGTCGTACCCACAAACAAATCTGCGAGATGTACAACCGTGTCAGCCGCGACCCGTTCTGGTGCCGTAACGTGCTCAGCCCGTCGAAGCTGCGGGAAAAATGGGATGAACTTTCCCTGCGCTTATCGCCGTCCGTCAGCACGTACACAGAAAAACGCGAAGACCCGTACTTCAAAGCCAGTTACGACAATGTGGACTACAGCCAGATCCCGGCAGGATTCAGGGGGTGATCATGAGCCTTTTGAATGACGTTCAGAAATTCATTGAAGCCCATCCGGGGTGTACTTCCGGAGACATTGCGGATGCTTTTGCAGGTTACTCACGGCAGCGAGTTCTGCAGTCAGCAAGCAAGTTACGTCAGAGTGGGCGTGTGGCTCACCGTTGTGAAGAGGATACACGCAGACATTTCCCGCGCCAGGCTGAGATATCGCAGGAGCCGGAACCAGTTTGTGAAACCAGACCTGTGCGCAATTTCTATGTCGGCACTAACGACCCCCGGGTGATTTTGTGCCTGACCCGCCAGGCTGAAGAACTGGAGTCCAGGGGCTTATTCCGTCGAGCTGCAACGGTGTGGATGGAGGCATTCCGTGAAAGCCACTCCCAGCCAGAACGAAACAATTTTCTGGCGCGTCGTGAGCGGTGCTTACGGAAAAGCAGCAAGCGCGCTGCATCGGGTGAAGAGTGGTATCTGTCAGGGAATTACGTGGGGGCTTAATGACGACGTTAACTCAATGCCAGCAGCAGGTGCTGGATATGCTGATTTCTTACCAGAAAGAACGTGGCTTCCCGCCAACCAATCAGGAGGTGGCTACCATGCTGGGATACCGTTCAGTGAATGCAGCGGTGGAGCATCTTCGCGCACTGGAGAAAAAAGGCGTCATCACGATAAAGCGTGGCGTGGCCCGGGGCATCACGCTTCATACCGCGGTGAAGGACGACGATAGCGAGGCGGCCGGGATTATCCGCGCACTGCTTGCTGGTGAGGAAAACGCCAGGCCGCGTGCAGCCCACTGGTTACATGAGAGGGGGCTGAAAGTATGAAGCTGATTCTGCCTTTTCCACCCAGCGTGAACACCTACTGGCGACACCCCAACAAAGGGGCATTTGCTGGTAAGAGCCTGATAAGCGCGGCGGGGCGAAAATTCCAGAGTGCGGCGTGCACAGCAATAGTTGAGCAGTTACGTCGTCTGCCGAAACCAACGTCGGCACCTGCTTCAGTGGAGATCGTGTTGTTTCCTCCGGATAACCGGATCCGCGATCTGGACAACTATAACAAGGCGCTGTTTGACGCCCTGACCCACGCGGGTGTGTGGGAAGACGACAGCCAGGTGAAAAGAATGCTGGTTGAGTGGGGACCGGTTATCCCGAAAGGGAAGGTCGAGATCACTATCAGTAAGTACGAGAAAACGGCGGGTGCAGCCGCCTGATCAAGAGGAGAAACGAAGTATGAATAATCTGATGGTCATTGATGGTATTGAAGTTCGTCGTGATGCTTATGGGCGTTACAGCCTGAACGATCTGCATCGCGCAGCAGTAGCATCTGGTGCAAATGCCAGAACCAAGGAGCCAGGAAAGTTTCTTTCCAGCCAACAAACTGTTGAGCTTGTTCATGAATTGACCAACACCCAGAATTTGGGTGTTGACCCGGTGAGTGTGATTCATGGGGGAAATGAACGGGGAACGTATGTCTGCAAGGAACTGGTGTATGCCTATGCAATGTGGATCAGCCCGTCATTCCATCTGAAGGTGATCCGTACTTTCGATATGATAACCAGCACACTGGAAAAATTATCCGGGCAGGCTGCTGACAAGATGCAGGCTGGCGTGATCCTGCTGGACTTTATGCGCCGGGAGTTAAACCTGTCTAACTCTTCAGTGCTTGGTGCCTGTCAGAAACTCCAGGAGGCTGTTGGCTTACCGAATCTGGCACCGCGCTATGCCATTGATGCTCCTGCTGACGCGCCTGATGGCTCAAGCCGCCCCACGCTGTCACTGAGTGCACTGCTGAAGCAGTATGGTATCCGCCTGACAGCTAATCAGGCATATCACCAGATGGCGAAGCTGGGGATCGTTGAACAACGCGAACGATACAGCCGTACCGCGATTAACAACATCAAAAAATTCTGGTCGCTGACGGCGAAAGGCTGCATGTTCGGCAAGAACATCACCAGTCCTGCAAATCCGCGCGAGACGCAGCCGCACTTCTTCGAATCCCGATTCTCTGAGCTGTTAAAGCTGCTCGATACCGTTCATTGAGGTGACCGTGAGAGCACTACTGACCCCTGAAATTGCCCCGCGTATGGGGATCGTATTGTTCAGGCCAGGTTCAGAGCTGATGCCCCTGTTTATGCAGGGGCGTGTCCTGCTGGAGCCTGAGCCGGAACGTTATTCATCTTTCGCCAGTGGTGCCGTTCCGGCGGCATCACAACCGCTGGCGGATGATCCTGCCGTTCGGGCCGTGTTCCGCAATGAGGCAGTGATCCGTCGTGCTGGTGGCGTGGAATGTCTTGAAAGCTGGTTACTTCGTGAAAAGGGCTGTCAGTGGCCTCATTCCGACTGGCACAGCGAGAACATGACCACAATGCGACACGCGCCGGGTGCAATCCGTCTGTGCTGGCACTGCGATAACCAGCTGCGCGATCAGTTCACGGAACGGCTGGAATCAATGGCAACGGATAACTGTGCCCGCTGGGTGTTGTCTGTTGTGCGTCGGGATCTCGGTTTTGATGACAGTCACGTTGTGACAATGCCGGAACTGTGCTGGTGGCTGATTCGTAATGACCTGGCGGATGCCTTACCGGAAAGTGCAGCCCGTAAGGCACTGAGATTACCGAAGCCTGTTGTGCCGTCTGTTACCCGGGAAAGTGACCTTGTGCCTTCGGTTCCTGCCACCAGCATCATCCAGGATAAAGCGAAAAAGGTGCTGGCGCTGAAAGTGGATCCGGAGTCGCCGGAGTCTTTTATGTTACGCCCCAAACGTCGCCGCTGGGTTAATGAAAAGTACACGCGATGGGTTAAGACGCAGCCGTGCGCATGTTGTGGAAAACCTGCTGATGATCCCCACCACCTGACAGGTCACGGTCAGGGCGGAATGGGTACAAAAGCGCATGACCTCTTTGTGTTGCCTTTGTGCAGAAAGCATCACGACGAGCTGCATGCGGATACCGTGGCATTTGAAGAGAAGTATGGCTCCCAGCTTGAGCTGATATTTCGTTTTATCGATCGTGCGCTGGCAATTGGCGTGCTGGCGTAAGTGGAGAACGAGCATGAACCTTGAAGCCTTACCAAAATATTACTCCCCAAAATCTCCAAAATTGAGCGATGACGCACCGGCGACAGGCTCAGGTGGTTTAACGATTACGGATGTGATGGCTGCGCAGGGGATGGTGCAGTCGAAAGCACCGCTTGGGTTTGCCTTATTCCTGGCAAAAGTTGGTGTTCAGGATCCTCAGTTTGCGATTGAAGGTCTGCTCAATTACGCGATGGCACTGGATAACCCGACATTGAACAAATTGAGTGAAGAAACCCGGTTACAGATCATCCCTTACCTTGTGAATTTTGCCTTTGCTGATTATTCCAGGTCTGCGGCAAGTAAGGCTCGCTGTGAGCATTGTGCTGGTACTGGATTTCATAATGTATTGCGCGAAGTGGTGAAACACTCCAGAAGCGGGGAATCTGTTATCAAGGAAGAGTGGGTGAAGGAACTATGTCAGCATTGCCATGGTAAGGGAGAAGTCAGCACCGCGTGCAGAGGGTGTAAGGGTAAAGGTATTGTCCTGGATGAAAAAAGAACCCGGCTTCATGGCACGCCTGTTTATAAGATTTGTGGGCGTTGCAATGGAAACCGGTTTAGCCGTTTACCAACCACACTGGCGCGGCTTCATGTCCAGAAGCTGGTACCAGACCTGACGGATTATCAGTGGTACAAAGGATATGCAGACGTCATTGATAAACTGGTAACAAAGTGCTGGCAGGAAGAAGCATTCGCAGAGTTACAGTTGCAAAAAGTGACACGATAGCTACATTTTTAATGATTTTCTCCGCACAATGCTTGCAATTTTCAAAAAATATGGTTAGCCTTAACGTAAAGATGGGCATTGAATGTCTAACTTTTATAAACCCGCTCAGGTGGGTTTTATGTTGCATGTTTTTTGAACAAGTGATATTGTGATCTCCATCACATTTGTGATGCTGGTTGAAAGGAGATCACCATGCAAAATAGTAAACACACGACCAAGAAGGTCGTGGCAATTGCAAATAATATTGAGATTGGCTCAGTGTTAGTGTCTGCTACTCAGAAAAGTATTCTGTTGAATACTGGTTGGGAATTACCAATTAGAGAAGTAGACAAGCTGTCTCATTCCTATGAGGTTTACATTAAACCTCGTCATAAAACCCTCCATCCTTCGCGATGATGAAAATAAGATTTTTGAGGCCGCCTACGGGCGGCCTTTTTTATGCGCACTTCTGCAAATCAGCGTTATAACCAGCTTCTTTCCCTTTTACTTGTGGCACTTCCGGTAATCGGAGGTGGGAATTATGAAATGCACAACGATCCTCATTCCTGGCCTGATTTACTTGAACTGTTACAGAGCTGGTGGCGTGGAGACACACCGCTGGGTGCAGTGATTATGTCGATCGTTATGGCTGGCTTGCGCATTGCCTATTTTGGCGGGGGGGGTGGCTGGAAGCGAAAAACGCTCGAGATTTTGCTCTGTGGTGCTCTGACGCTGACTTTTGCATCCGCTCTTGAGTATGTCGGATGGCCTAAATCACTATCTGTTGCCATTGGTGGTGGGGTGGGGCTGATCGGTGTTGATGCTATTCGTGGGGCTGCAATGAGAGTAATCGGTAACAAGTTTGGTGGCTCTAAGGAGTAATTTATGCAGGTACTAAATTCCCAGCGTAAAGCTTTCCTGGATATGGTGGCATGGTCAGAGGGAACGGATAACGGGCGACAACCGACACATAACCACGGTTATGACGTTATTGTTGGTGGTGAACTATTCACTGATTACTCCGATCACCCTCGCAAACTTGTCACGCTAAATCCGAAACTCAAGTCAACAGCTGCAGGCCGTTATCAACTTCTTTCCCGTTGGTGGGATGCCTACCGCAAGCAGCTTGGCCTGAAAGACTTCTCTCCCAAAAGCCAGGATGCTGTGGCATTGCAGCAGATTAAAGAGCGTGGCGCTTTACCGATGATTGATCGCGGTGATATCCGTCAGGCTATCGATCGTTGCAGCAATATCTGGGCGTCGTTACCTGGTGCAGGTTACGGTCAGTATGAACATAAAATCAGTGACCTGATTTCCCGGTTTAAAGAGGCAGGTGGGGTGGTAAATGAAGTTGAGCTATAAGCTGGTTATCGCTGCATTCTTCTTTACTGTCATTGGTTCTTTCATCTGGTCTGCCAACCACTACTACAGCAAATATCAGCACGAAAAGAAACGTGCTGATGAGGCTGTACAAAATGCTGAATCTGCAACAGCCATTACCCGTAACGTCCTGCAATCACTGCAACTCGTCAATACAGTTATAGAGGTTAACCAGCATGCAAAACAGCAGATCGCACTGGAGTCACAGAGAACCCAGAAAGATATCAAAGTGGCTGTTGCGGATGATGATTGTGCTGCAGGCCTTGTGCCTGCTGCCGCTGCTGAGCGGTTGCGGAAGTACGCGAACAGTTTACGTGAGCATTCCGGTGGTTCCGTTACCAGCCACCCTGACGGCTGAAACGCCTTATCCTGACATTCCGGATAATATGACATGGGGTAATAGTCTTAATTTAAATGTCAGTCTGCTATCGGCACTTGGCCAGTGCAATCGGGATAAGGCTGATATCAGGCAGGCTGAGAAAAAAAGAGCGGGCTTCTAAGCCCGCATTATGGTGAATATTATGATTTTAAAGTACCCACCAGCGGATCGATTCCGTGGGTATGGTTGCAGCCTCGACTTGATGAACAATTCCCAACTCGGAGGCCCTTCCGGGATGAAGGATGGTTGCCGAAGTGATCAAATCCTTCCAATCAGCAATCTCACTTGGATTTTTCTTTTTTGTTTCAATATCCATGATTTGAATAAATCGATTTAGATCGTCATCGAGGCATGAAGCCCATTCTCTCAATCGTAGGTGATCTGCGCTGGGTGCGGCGAACCCCCAATGCAGTGGGTGAAGAAGGAAGCGAGAAAGTGGGTTGGCAGTTCGCACTTCTCCAGCCATATAGATCACGTTTGCGATTGATTCAACATTACTGAGGTTATGCGTAGTAACCTTTACACCAAGTGACTTTAAAAAATTGTAAGCAGTAAAGCCTGAAACTGTATCTCCACCTTTGCTGGAAATATAGAGCTTAATTTCTGTTGCTGGTTGATTAGTATTTGAAACTGCTTTTAAGCAGACATCCATCAGATTAGTTACAGAGGCAACTGTAACATCTGTCAAAAAATGTACCGTATGGATCATTTTTACTCCTCAATGGCAGGTCGCTAATGCAACAGGAAATGCAAATAATCGAATGTTATTAGAGCATCAAAGTAGAGCCTAGCTCTGTGGCGTGCTTAAGCATTTTGCTTCGTAATGTACCCTCATGGAAAACATAGCGAATAACATAATGAGCTTATCGCGTAAGCTTGTAGAGGATCCCGTGAAACTTACAACCCTAGTTTCTGCTCCGTAAACCCCAAGCTTAAAATCTCTAATGGGGGTCAAGCTATCAGGGTAACCGTGCTCCATTAGACTTGTTAAGGAGTCAATCTCACTGTTAGTGATGTCAGAGTTGTTAATTTGATGTGAACGTTTGTTTCTGAAGTTGTTGAACCTTCGAATAAATTTGTTTAGCTCTGAGCTCATCCCATAGTTCATCGCAAGCTGAGCTTTAATGGCAAAATCCATGTTGATATTTTCGCCAAAACCGCTGAAGAAATCCCTGTTACCAGAGGCACAGATAATCCAAGCTTCCAAGATTTGTTCAATCAAAAGGTGAGTGCGGAGATAGATACCAATGTCATCTTGGGACCGAACTATAGTCATTATTCTATCGGGTTGATGGGATGCTAAAGTCAACTCTTCAAAATGAGTAAAATCAAACATATTGATTCCTTGTAGAGGCTATTTTGTTGCTAATATCTTGTAAATTTGAACGTTTACTATCGATTTGTCTAACAAAAAAATCCTGAGGTTTTTATGGCAAAACCGTAGTGGAATACGCTTCGATTCTGAAAAGGATGCCACATATCGCACGTGAACCAACCAAGAGTATTATGCAATGCCCTCACGAACCCCAAAAGCCTGCCGTGTTCGCGGCTGCCGCTCTACAACCACAGACCCTTCAGGCTACTGCGAAAGCCACAAAAGCGAAGGCTGGAAGCAATACAAACCTGGACAATCCCGTCATCAGCGCGGCTACGGTTCGAAGTGGGACAGTATTCGCGCGCGTGTCCTGAAGCGTGACAAAGGCCTGTGTCAGTTATGTCTGCGTGCTGGTGTGGTGCGTGAGGCGAAGACCGTTGACCACATCATCCCTAAATCGCATGGCGGCACTGATGTCGACAGTAATCTGCAGAGTTTGTGCTGGCCGTGTCATAAGGCGAAGACGGCCCGTGAACGGTTGAAGTGATAATAATTCTCAACTGCCTGAGGGGAGGGGCGGGTCAAATCCCTGCGGCCTGACGTCTTCCGGACTGCCCGCCCCATCGTTTTTTTATACCCGCGAAAAATGAAATTTAACCAGGAGTGCCGCATATGGCTGGAACGGCGGGGCGTTCCGGGCGTCGCCCCAAGCCAACGGCGCGCAAGGCGCTGGCCGGAAACCCCGGCAAGCGAGCCCTGAATAAAGATGAACCTGTTTTTACGCCCATCAAAGGTGTTGAGCCACCGGAGTGGTTCGCTGAAGAAGATCTCCCTCTCGCTACGATCATGTGGCAACTGACAACTAAAGAACTCTGCGGTCAGGGCCTGCTGTGCGTGACTGACCTCGCGGTGCTTGAGCGGTGGTGCGTGGCCTACGAGTTCTGGCGACGTGCCGTGAAAAATATTGCCAGACAGGGCAACACCATCACCGGTGCAATGGGCGGCATGGTCAAAAATCCGGAGCTGACCGCCAAAAAAGAACAGGAGTCCGAGATGAGCAGCACGGGGGCAATGCTCGGACTCGACCCCAGCAGCCGTCAGCGTCTGATTGGCCTGGCGGGGCAGAAGAAAACCACTAACCCGTTTCTGAAAATCATCGAATCATGAGCCGGAAATCTTACCCCAACGTAAATGCTGCCAATCAGTATGCCCGTGATGTCGTGCGCGGAAAGATTGTGGCCTGCCAGTTTGTGATTCAGGCCTGCCAGCGCCATCTTGATGACCTGATGGCGGAAAAAAGTAAGTCGTTTCGTTACCGCTTCGACAAGGACCTGGCTGAACGGGCCGCCAAATTTATTCAGCTGTTGCCGCACACCAAGGGTGAGTGGGCATTTAAGAGGATGCCCATCACGCTGGAGCCGTGGCAGCTCTTTGTGATCTGCTGCGCGTTTGGCTGGGTCAATAAAGGCTCCCGGCTGCGCCGCTTCCGTGAGGTGTATACCGAAATCCCCCGTAAGAACGGCAAATCGGCAATCTCTGCCGGTGTCGCCCTGTATTGTTTTGCCTGTGATAACGAGTTCGGCGCGGAAGTGTATTCCGGTGCCACGACAGAGAAACAGGCATGGGAAGTCTTTCGCCCGGCAAGACTGATGTGTAAACGCACACCCATGCTGACGGAAGCGTTCGGGATTGAGGTTAACGCCTCAAACATGAACCGTCCGGAGGATGGTGCGCGTTTTGAACCGCTGATCGGTAACCCCGGTGATGGTTCATCACCCCACTGTGCGGTGGTGGATGAATATCACGAGCACGCCACAGATGCGCTTTACACCACGATGCTTACCGGGATGGGGGCGCGACGTCAGCCACTGATGTGGGCTATCACTACCGCCGGGTACAACATTGAGGGGCCGTGCTACGACAAACGGCGGGAAGTCATCGAGATGCTCAACGGCTCGGTGCCTAACGATGAACTGTTCGGGATCATCTATACCGTTGATGAAGGTGACGACTGGACCGACCCGCAGGTGCTGGAAAAAGCCAATCCAAATATTGGCGTGTCGGTTTATCGCGAATTTTTGTTAAGTCAGCAGCAGCGTGCGAAAAATAACGCCCGTCTGGCAAACGTCTTTAAAACAAAACACCTCAATATCTGGGTGTCGGCGCGTTCGGCGTATTTCAACCTGGTGAGCTGGCAGAGCTGCGAGGATAAATCACTGTCCCTTGAGCAGTTCGAGGGGCAGCCGTGCATTCTGGCCTTTGACCTGGCGCGTAAACTGGATATGAACAGCATGGCGCGACTTTATACCCGCGAGATTGACGGTAAAACGCATTACTACAGTGTAGCCCCGCGTTTCTGGGTACCGTATGACACGGTGTACAGCGTCGAGAAAAATGAAGATCGCCGGACAGCCGAACGCTTTCAGAAATGGGTGGAAATGGGCGTTCTGACCGTTACCGATGGTGCGGAGGTGGATTATCGCTACATCCTCGAAGAGGCCAAAGCGGCGAACAAAATCAGCCCGGTCAGCGAGTCACCCATCGACCCCTTCGGGGCGACCGGGCTCTCACATGACCTTGCTGATGAAGACCTGAACCCCATCACTATCATTCAGAACTACACCAACATGTCCGACCCGATGAAAGAGCTGGAAGCGGCAATTGAATCGGGGCGCTTTCATCATGATGGCAATCCCATCATGACCTGGTGTATCGGCAACGTGGTCGGCAAAACCATTCCGGGTAACGATGATGTGGTGAAGCCCGTCAAAGAGCAGGCGGAAAACAAAATCGATGGTGCAGTTGCGCTGATTATGGCGGTTGGCAGAGCCATGCTGTACGAGAAAGAAGACACGCTGTCTGACCACATTGAGTCCTATGGGATCCGCTCGCTTTAACTGAGGTAATTATGATCATGCTGATTCTCGCGCCTCTGGTGGGCGTGCTGGGGGCGCTTTTGCTGGCGTATGGTGCCTGGCTGATTTATCCCCCGGCGGGGTTTGTTGTTGCCGGGGCGTTGTGCCTGTTCTGGTCGTGGCTGGTGGCGCGATATCTCGACCGTACACAGCTGTCTGTTGGTGGAGGTAAATAGTGTTCTTTTCGGGATTATTTCAACGAAAAAGTGACGCACCGGTGACCACGCCAGCAGAGCTGGCGGATGCCATCGGGTTGTCCTACGACACCTATACCGGAAAGCAGATCAGCAGTCAGCGAGCCATGCGACTGACGGCGGTTTTTTCCTGCGTCAGAGTGCTGGCAGAGTCGGTCGGGATGTTGCCCTGCAATCTGTATCACCTGAACGGCAGCCTGAAGCAGAGAGCCACCGGCGAACGTCTGCATAAACTGATCTCCACGCATCCCAATAGCTATATGACGCCGCAGGAGTTCTGGGAGCTGGTGGTCACCTGTCTGTGTCTGAGGGGAAATTTTTACGCCTACAAAGTGAAAGCATTTGGCGAAGTGGCTGAACTGCTGCCCGTCGATCCCGGTTGTGTGGTACCGAAGCTTAACAGTAGCTGGGAGCCGGTCTATCAGGTCACATTCCCGGATGGCTCCACGGATGTACTGAGCCAGGAGGATATCTGGCATGTGCGCACGCTGACGCTGGACGGACTGGTGGGGCTGAATCCCGTCGCCTATGCCCGCGAGGCAATATCGCTGGCGGCAGCGACCGAAGAGCACGGGGCCAGACTGTTCAGCAATGGCGCGGTGACGTCGGGGGTGTTGCGTACAGAGCAGACGCTGTCAGATCAGGCTTATGAGCGCCTGAAGAAAGATTTTGAGGAGCGTCACACCGGGCTTGGCAATGCTCACCGCCCGATGATCCTTGAGATGGGGCTGGACTGGAAGTCGATGGCGCTGAACGCCGAGGACAGCCAGTTCCTGGAAACCCGCAAGTTTCAGCTTGAAGAAATCTGTCGTCTGTTCCGGGTGCCGTTGCACATGGTGCAGAACACCGATCGCGCCACCTTCAACAATATCGAAGAGCTGGGGCTGGGATTTATCAACTATTCACTGGTGCCGTATCTGACCCGCATCGAACAGCGGATCAACACCGGACTGGTACGAAAAAGTAAGCAGGGCGTTTATTACGCCAAATTTAACGCCGGGGCGTTACTGCGCGGGGATATGAAGTCCCGTTTTGAAGCCTACGCCACCGGGATCAACTGGGGAATTTACTCTCCCAATGACTGCCGCGACCTGGAAGATATGAATCCGCGTCCCGGTGGGGATGTCTATCTCACACCGATGAACATGACCACGAAACCCTCCGATGGCAGTAAAGCCGGTAAGCAGAAGGATAACGCCAATGCAGACGAAACAACGTCTTGATGTACCGCTGAGTCTGAAATCTGTCAGTGACTCCGGTGAGTTTGAAGGGTATGGCTCCGTCTTTGGTGTAAAGGACAGCCACGATGATGTGGTGATGTCCGGGGCATTTGCTGCTTCCCTGCGGGCGTGGAGTGACAGAAAAGCGTTACCTGCGCTGCTCTGGCAGCACCGCATGGATGAACCCATCGGTGTTTACACCGAAATGAAGGAAGACGATGTCGGGCTTTACGTCAGGGGACGGTTGCTTATTGATGATGATCCCCTCGCAAAACGCGCACATGCACACATGAAGGCCGGTTCGTTAACCGGCCTTTCTATTGGGTATGTCCTGAAAGACTGGGAATACGACCGGAGCAAAGAAGCCTTTCTGCTGAAAGAAATCGACCTCTGGGAAGTCAGCCTGGTGACGTTCCCGTCTAACGACGAGGCGCGGATCAGCGACGTCAAGAACGCACTGGCCCGCGGGGAAATCCCCGAACAGAAAAAAATCGAAAGAGTCCTGCGTGATGTCGGACTCTCCCGTACCCAGGCCAAAGCATTCATGGCCGGGGGCTATGGCGCACTGTCCCTGCGCGACGCTGAGGATGTGGGCTCTGCACTGAATGCACTGAAAAATCTGAACTTCTAATCAGGAGAAATACGATGGCGGTTGATATTAAAGATGTCGAACAGGTCGCGCAGGAGCTGCAGCAGAAGTTTGACGACTTCAAAGCAAAGAACGACAAGCGCGTGGATGCGATTGAGCAGGAAAAAGGCAAACTTGCCGGGCAGGTGGAAACCCTGAACGGGAAACTCAGCGAGCTGGAAAACCTCAAAAGCGATCTTGAAAAAGAGCTTCTTGAGCTGAAACGTCCGGCAGGTGGTGCGCAAAATAAACTGGCCACCGAGCATAAAGAAGCGTTTGTGGGCTTCCTGCGTAAAGGCCGTGAAGATGGTCTGCGCGATCTGGAGCGCAAGGCATTACAGGTGGGCACCGATGAAGACGGCGGCTATGCCGTGCCGGAAGCACTGGATCGCAACATTCTTACCCTGCTGAAAGATGAAGTGGTGATGCGCCAGGAAGCCACGGTGATCACCGTTGGCGGTTCCGACTACAAAAAACTGGTGAATCTGGGCGGCACGGCTTCCGGATGGGTTGGCGAGACTGACGCGCGCTCCCAGACTGCCACCTCAAAACTGGGACTGATTGAACCTTTCATGGGGGAAATCTACGGTAACCCGCAGGCTACCCAGAAAATGCTGGATGATGCCTTTTTCAACGTGGAAGCATGGATCAACAGCGAGCTGGCAACCGAATTTGCCGAACAGGAAGAAATTGCCTTTACCACCGGCGATGGTACCAAGAAGCCGAAAGGGTTCCTGGCGTATGAATCCACTGATGAAACCGATAAGGTCAGGGCGTTCGGCAAACTTCAGCATATTGTATCCGGCGAAGCGACGGCGGTGACCGCAGACGCCATTATCAAACTGATTTACACGCTGCGTAAGGCACACCGCACTGGCGCGAAGTTCATGATGAACAACAACAGCCTGTTTGCCATCCGTCTGCTGAAAGACACCGAGGGTAACTATCTGTGGCGTCCGGGGCTGGAACTGGGGCAGCCGTCCTCTCTGGCGGGTTACGGTATCGCTGAAAACGAACAGATGCCGGATATCGCCGCTGATGCGAAAGCCATTGCATTTGGTAACTTCAAACGGGGTTACACCATCGTTGACCGTATCGGCACCCGCATTCTGCGTGACCCGTACACCAATAAACCGTTTGTCGGTTTTTATACCACCAAGCGCACCGGCGGGATGCTGGTCGATTCGCAGGCCATCAAACTGCTGAAGATTGCAGCGGCGTAATCACTCAGGGGCGCGGAACCGCGCCCCTGTTCTGACGGGTGAAGAATCATGATCCTGAAACAAGATCTGAAATGGTCACCGGACGGTATGCGTGTTGAGGTCATTCGGGCCGGTGAGTATGACGACGGGGCGCTTCCTGCCCGGGTGCAGGAGATTGCACTTCAGGCTGGGTTAGCAGAGCGCGGAATCAGTACAAAAAGCAGTAAAGCGGCAAAAGAGAAAAAAGCCACGACCAGTAAAGAGGGCTGAGTATGCTTCTGACAATGGAAGAGATTAAAGCCCAACTCCGGCTGGATGAGGATTTCGATGCTGATGACCGCCATCTGCAACTGCTGGCCTGTGCGGCGCAAAAGCGGACGGAAACGTATCTGAACCGGAAGCTCTATGCACCGGATGAAACCATTCCGGACAGCGATCCGGACGGGCTGCACCTGCCGGATGATATTCGTCTGGGGATGCTGATGCTTATCAGCCATTTTTACGAAAACCGCTCGTCGGTTACGGAAGTGGAGAAACTCGACATGCCGCAGAGTTTTGGCTGGCTTGTCGGCCCGTACAGGTACTTTCCGCAATGAAAATTCGTCAGGCGCAGACCAGCGCAACCTACATTCTGCCGGACCCCGGTGAACTGAATAAACGCGTCCTGATCCGCCAGCGGGTGGATATGCCCGCGGATAACTTTGGCGTGGAGCATCAATACCCGGTTACGTTCCGGACATGGGCGAAGGTTATCCAGACCAGTGCCACCACCTGGCAGGAAACCGCGCAGACTGGAGACGCCATCACCCATTACATCACCATTCGCTACCGCCGGGGGATCACCGCTGATTATGAGGTGGTCTGCGGTGACAGTGTGTACCGGGTGAAACGTCAGCGCGATCTGAACGGGGCGCGGCGCTTTCTGCTGCTGGAGTGTACGGAACTGGGCGAATTTACGCAGAGTCACGGAGGCAGCAATGGCGACTCCCTTTTTTCACGTTGATGTTCAGCAGCCCGCGGAGATGCGCTTTAACCGCGCCCGTGTCCGGCGGGCGTTTGTCACGATTGGGCAGCGTCATATGCGTGATGCCCGTCGGCTGGTGATGCGCCGTGCGCGGTCGGCACCGGGTGAAAATCCCGGTTATCAGACCGGACGTCTGGCTCGTTCGATTGGTTACATGGTGCCGAGAGCCAGTAAAAAGCGAGCCGGTTTTATGACACGCATTGCCCCTAACCAGCGCAACGGGAAGGGGAACCGGATGATCTCTGGTGACTTCTATCCGGCGTTTCTGTTTTTTGGTGTCCGGGGAGGAGCAAAACGTCGTCGTAGCCATCATCGTGGTGCATCCGGTGGCAGCGGCTGGCGGCTGGCTCCACGTAATAACTTTATGGTGGAAACTCTTGAAAAGAACCGCAGCTGGACACGCTATTTTCTGGCGCGGGAATTGCGTAAATCACTGAAGCCGGAGCGACGACACAGATGAAACTGACGCCTGTTATTGCTGCGCTGCGTGCCCGCTGCCCGTATTTTGAAAACCGGGTGGCAGGCGCGGCACAGTTCAAAAATCTGCCGGAGGTCGGAAAGCTGAGACTCCCGGCGGCGTATGTGGTACCGGGTGATGACTCTCCGGGAGAAAACAAAAGCCAGACCGACTACTGGCAGGAGCTGAAAGAGGGCTTCTCCGTGGTTGTCATACTGAGTAACGGGCGTGATGAGCGCGGTCAGTTTGCCTCGTATGATGTGGTGGACGATGTCCGGCAGATGCTCTTTAAGGCTCTGCTGGGCTGGAACCCGGAAGCGTGCGGTAACCCGATTACCTATGACGGCGGCACGCTGCTGGATCTGAATCGTCATGAGCTGATTTATCAGTTCGATTTTTCGGTCATCAGCGAGCTGACCGAAGACGATACCCGCCAGCAGGATGACCTGAACAGTCTGGATGAACTGCGAACGCTGGCGATTGATGTTGATTATCTCGATCCCGGTAACGGGCCTGACGGCGATATCGAACATCACACCGAAATAACCCTTCCTTCCTGAGGATCCTCATGTTTGTGAAACCTGTTAAAGGGCGGTCAGTGCCTGACCCTGCCCGCGGCGACCTTTTGCCCGCCGAAGGGCGAAATGTTGACGAGAACAACTACTGGCTGCGCCGTGAAGCAGCGGGTGATATCCGGCGCGTGAATAAAAAGGTGAATACCGATGACGATAAGCTTTAACACCATTCCGTCGAATACGCTGGTTCCGCTGTTTTATGCGGAAATGGATAACCAGGCTGCGAATACTGCACAGGACAGCGGAGCATCGCTGCTGATTGGTCATGCCAATAACGGTGCAGAGATTGTTGCCAACAGTCTGGTGCTGATGCCGTCGGCAGACTATGCATGCCAGATTTGTGGTGCGGGAAGTCAGCTGGCGCGTATGGTCGAGGCTTATCGCCAGACCGACCCGTTTGGTGAGCTGTATGTGATTGCCGTTCCTGAATCCACGGGCGCGGCGGCAACGGTTACGCTGACGGTGACTGGAGCAGCAACCGAAAGCGGCACGGTGAATGTTTATGTGGGACGTACCCGCGTGCAGGCACCGGTGACCAACGGCGATAACGTCACGGCGATTGCCAGCAGTATCCAGGATGCCATCAATGCCGTTCCGACCCTGCCGTTTACGGCCTCATCTTCGGCAGGCGTGGTCACGCTGACCGCGCGTCATAAGGGGCTTTGCGGGAATGAAATTCCTGTCAGCCTCAATTACTACGGCTTTGGTGGTGGCGAAGTGCTGCCAGCGGGTGTACAGATTGCTGTGGCGACGGGTACCGCCGGAACGGGCGCTCCGGTTCTCACCGGCGCGGTGGCTGCAATGGCGGATGAGCCGTTTGATTATATCGGCCTGCCGTTCAACGACACGGCCTCCGTTAACACGCTGGTGACCGAGATGAACGATACCAGCGGTCGCTGGAGCTATGCGCGTCAGCTGTATGGTCATGTGTATACGGCAAAGATCGGCACGCTGTCAGAACTGGTGACCGCAGGTGACCAGTTTAACCAGCAGCACATTACCCTGGCGGGATACGAAAAAGACACCCAGACGCCTGCCGACGAGCTGGCGGCAAGCCGTACCGCCCGCGCAGCGGTGTTTATTCGCAACGATCCGGCACGTCCCACGCAAACCGGTGAGCTGGTGGGTATGCTGCCTGCGCCGAAGGGGAAACGGTTCACGATGACAGAACAACAGACCCTGCTGTCTCATGGCGTGGCAACGGCGTATGTCGAAAGCGGGGTGCTGCGCATTCAGCGTGATGTCACCACGTACAGGGAAAATGCTTACGGGGTTGCGGATAACAGCTACCTCGACAGCGAGACGCTGCATACCAGTGCGTATGTACTGCGCAAACTGAAATCCGTCATTACCAGTAAGTACGGGCGTCACAAGCTTGCCAGCGACGGTACCCGCTTTGGTCCCGGTCAGGCGATTGTCACCCCGGCGGTGATCAAAGGGGAACTGCTGGCAACCTACCGTCAGCTCGAGCGTGCGGGCATCGTGGAAAACTACGAACTGTTTAAGCAGTACCTGGTTGTGGAGCGTGATGCCAGCGATCCAAATCGCCTGAACACGCTGTTCCCGCCTGACTATGTTAACCAGCTGCGTGTCTTTGCCGTGGTTAACCAGTTCCGTCTTCAGTATTCAGAGGAGTCCGCATAATGGCCCGTATCGGGGGAACCTGTTATTTCAAGATTGACGGTCAGCAGCTATCGCTGACCGGCGGCATTGAGGTGCCCATGAACAAAACGGTTAATGATGACATCATCGGTCTGGACGGTTCAGTGGACCGCAAGGAAACTCACCGTGCACCTTATGTCAAAGGGACCTTCAAGGTACCGAAGAATTTTCCGGTGAGCAAAATCACCTCGTCTGATGAGATGACCATCACTGCCGAGCTGGCGAACGGTCAGGTCTATGTATTGTCGTCAGCCTGGCTGCACGGCGAAGCGAACCATAATGCCGAAGAAGGCACGGTCGATATTGAATTTCACGGTGAAGAAGGGGATTACCAGTGATTGAGCTTGTACTTAAAAAACCGATCATCGCCCACAAAGAAACACTGCATGTGTTGGAAATACGTGAGCCTACGTATGACGAGATTGAGGCGCTGGGGTTCCCTTTCTCTGTTTCGCCTGATGGTGGTATGAAAATGGACAGTCAGGTGGCGCTGAAATATATCCCGCTTCTGGCCGGGATCCCGCGCTCGTCTGCAGCGCAGATGACGAAGCTGGATATTTTCAAGGCAGGCATGATTGTAATGCGTTTTTTTACCGGCTTGGAGACGGAAGAGACCTCAGGAAGCGATTCTACAATGTCGCGTGGTTCTGGAAATTAAACCCACTTGAACTTCGCCGGACGGCTATTTCCCACTTTGCTGATCTGGAGGCAGAGGCCGTCCGTATAAATGAGGAGATGAAGCATGGCTGATAATTTTCAGCTGAAAGCCATCATCACCGCCGTTGACAGGCTATCCGGCCCGCTTAAAGGTATGCAGCGTCAGCTTAAGGGATTTCAGAAAGAAGTCTCCAGCCTTGCTCTGGGTGCTGCCGGGGCGGGTACTGCAATAATGGGGGCACTGGCACTCCCTGTAAAATCAGCCATCACCCTTGAATCGAAGATGGCTGATGTCCGCAAAGTGGTGGACGGTCTGGATACGCCGGATGCATTTAAGGCCATGACGGAGCAGGTACGCGCTTTGTCTACAGAGCTTCCCATGTCTGCAGACGGGATCGCGGAAATTGTGGCGGCTGGCGGTCAGGCCGGGATTGCACGTGATGAACTGATGCAGTTTGCCACTGATGCGGTGAAGATGGGCGTGGCCTTTGATACAACGGCTGAAGAGTCCGGGCAGATGATGGCCCAGTGGCGTACTGCGTTTAATATGACGCAGGATGAAGTGGCCGGGCTGGCTGACAAAATCAACTACCTTGGTAATACCGGCCCGGCGAATGCGAAGAAAATCTCCGATATTGTTACGCGTATTGGTCCTTTAGGTGGTGTTGCAGGTGTGGCTTCCGGCGAAATTGCGGCAATGGGGGCAACCATTGCCGGGATGGGCGTGGAGTCAGAAATTGCCGCCACAGGGATCAAGAACTTCATGCTTTCCCTGACCGCGGGAAATTCTGCGACAAAATCGCAGAAACAGGCATTGCGTTTTCTGCGGATCAATCCGAAGAAATTAGCTGCTGATATGCAGAAAGATGCCCGGGGCACCATGCTGTCTGTACTGGATGCGATGGCTAAAGTGCCTAAAGAAAAACGGGCCGCTGTGCTGAATGCCCTGTTCGGGAAAGAGTCTCTGGGCGCGATAGCACCTCTGCTGACTAACCTTGATTTGTTGCGTACCAACTTCAGGCGGGTTGCGGATTCCCAGCAGTATGGCAGTTCGATGCAGAAGGAATATGCTTCGAGGGCAGCGACGACGGAAAACCAGCTTTTACTTCTGCAAAATCAACTTGATGCCATTTCTTCCACGCTGGGGGAAACGTTTCTTCCTGAGGTTAATGATGGTCTTGAAGCGGTAAAACCGCTCCTTGAGGAAGTGAGAACGTTTGTCCGTGAAAACCCGGAGCTCGTTAAGACCATTGCTAAAATCGGTCTGGCCTTACTGACGGTGGGAGCCGCTGCAGGCTCTTTGTCCAGAATTATGAAAGTTCTCGGCGGTGTGATGAATATGACGCCAGCTAAGGGGCTGATTGCTCTTCTGGTTGGTGGCGCTTACCTCATTATTGATAACTGGGAAACCGTAGGCCCTGTCATAAAAAAAGTCTGGCACGTGGTGGATGAAACGGCGCAGGCGATGGGGGGATGGGAAACTGTTCTGAAAGCGATTGCCCTGTTTATGGCAACCAAATGGGTTGCTGACGTTACCAAATCCATTACCGCAGTGACCAGAGAGATGCGTACGCTGGGGAAGGTATCGGCAGAAACGGGATTGATGGGGAAAGGCCGCGGCTTTATCGGGAAGGCCGGGGGATATGGTTTTCTGGGAACCCTGATGTATGAGCCGGTTAAAGATACTCTGGAAAGTGTTGTTCCTGAAGATACGGTTAACTGGCTGGATAATAAAGGGCTGTTTCTGGCTTCAGACTGGACGCCTTTTTTTGATCGTAAAGAGTACGAGCAGTATCAGGCCAGCCTGAGCCAGTACAAACCCAATGTTCCGCTGTTGAATCCATCTTCTTCCATGACACAGCACAGCGAACTGAAAGTCACGTTCGAGAATGCTCCGCCAGGTATGAAGATAATTGATGTACCGGGCAAAGCCGATCCCCTGATGAAAATCACGCACGATGTGGGGTATTCCCCTTTTCGTTTTCCACGATAATGCAGTCCTTTTTGAGGTCAGTCTATGGATTTATCCTCATTTCCCACCCGACCTTCATTACTTTCGTCGTCTTCAGGCTGGCGTGACAGACTTCAGGACGCGTCATTTCGCGGCGTGCCGTTTAAGGTTGAAGAAGAAAGTGCGGGAACCGGTCGCCGTGTGGAAACACATGAATACCCGAACCGCGACAAACCCTATACCGAAGACCTGGGGAAAATCACTTTTCGCCCGTCCATCACGGCTTATGTGGTGGGAGATGACTGCTTTGACCAGCGCGATCGCCTGATTGACGCGCTGAATAAACCCGGTCCCGGCACGCTTGTCCATCCGACATACGGTGAGCTGAAAGTCTGTGTTGACGGGGAGGTTCGGGTCAGCACATCGAAGAGTGAAGGGCGTATTGTCCGCTTTGACCTGAAGTTTGTCGAAGCGGGAGAACTCTCTTACCCCACATCAGGTGCGGCGACGGCGCAGACGCTGATGTCATCCTGTTCTGCACTGGATGACTGCATCAGTGACAGTTTCAGTGGTTTCAGTATCGATGGCGTGGCAGATTTTGTGCAGAACGACGTCGTCGGTAATGCCAGCACAATGCTTGGGTATGTTTCTGATGCGATGAAAGTGGTGGATTCTGCCGTATCGGATGCCGCCAGGCTGTTGCAGGGGGATATCTCGGTACTTCTGCCGCCGCCATCGTCAGGCAAAAATTTCGTTGAGCAGGTGCAGAAAATGTGGCGTACCGGGAAACGCCTTTATGGTAACGCCAGCGACCTGGTCACCATGATCAAAACGCTTTCCGGTGTCAGCCTCGGCAGCGATCTGCAACCGCGCGGCGTCTGGAAAACGGACAGTAAAACTACCGCTACGGCGACGCAGCAGCGTAACGTGGTTGCCAGCACCCTTCGTACGACCGCAATCAGCGAAGCGGCGTATGCCGTCACACGATTGCCTGCGCCAACAACTTCCGCGGTGATGCAGAATGCCGCAATGGGGCAGGCAACAACACCTGCGCAGAGCACTGGCTGGCCTTCCGTCACGCATCCGGCACTGAACAATGCACCGGCGGTGAAAAGCACGGTTGACCTGCCGACGTGGGAAGAACTGACTGACATTCGCGACACACTGAATACGACAATTGATAAGGAGTTGTCCCGTACAACCAGTGATGCGCTGTTTCTGGCGCTGCGCCGGGTGAAAGCAGATCTGAATGCGGATATCAACATGCGCCTTGAACAGTCTGCGCGGATCATTCAGCGCACACCGGATGAGGTTTTACCCGCGCTGGTGCTGGCGGCGACCTGGTTTGATAACGCGGCGCGTGACGCGGACATTATCCGGCGTAATGCCATTACGCATCCCGGCTTTGTGCCGGTGATCCCTCTGAAGGTGCCAGTGCAATGAACGACAATGTCACGCTACGGATAAATGGCCGGGAGTGGAATGGCTGGACATCGGTGCGCATCGGTGCCGGTATTGAACGGCTGGCGCGGGATTTCAGTGTGGAGATCACCCGCCAGTGGCCGGGTGATGAGGGTATCACCACGCTTCAGCCGCGCATTAAAAACGGTTCAAAAGTGGAGGTGCTGATTGGTGATGAGCTGGTGATCACCGGCTGGGTGGAGGCGACGCCCGTTCGTTACGATGCCCGTTCGGTCAGCACCGGTATTGCCGGACGTAGTCTGACGGCTGACCTGATTGACTGTGCAGCCGAACCGACACAGTTTAACGGACGCTCGCTGGTGCAGATTGCGCAGGCGCTTGCTGCGCCTTTCGGCATTGAGGTGGTGAACAGCGGTGCGCCGTCGGGTGTTATTCCTGATGTTCAGCCTGATCACGGTGAAACGGTGATTGAGGTAATCAACAAAATACTCGGTCAGCAGCAGGCGCTGGCTTATGACGACCCGCACGGCAGGCTGGTGATTGGTGGTATTGGCTCAACGCGGGCACATACCGCGCTGGTACTCGGGGAAAACATCCTTTCCTGCGATACGGAGAAGAGTATCCGGGAGCGGTTTTCTGTTTACCAGGTGGCGGGGCAGCGTGCCGGAAACGACGATGATTTCGGTGAGGCCACCACCACCGCGCTGCGGGCCCGCACAGAGGACGCATTTATTGCCCGTTACCGTCCGATGTATATCAGGCAGACAGGACAGGCTACGGGGGCTGGCTGTATTGCCCGTGCGGACTTTGAAGCCCGACAACGGGCGGCGCGGACGGATGAAACCACCTATGTGGTGCAGGGCTGGCGACAGGGTAACGGTACGCTGTGGCAGCCCAACCAGCGGGTGATTGTCTTTGATCCGGTCTGTGGTTTCGACAACACCGAACTGCTTGTTTCGGAAGTCACGTTTACTCAGGACCAGAACGGCACCCTGACGGAAATCCGTGTCGGCCCACCAGATGCTTATCTGCCTGAACCCGAAGCCCCCGGCGCGCGGAAAAAGAAAAAAGCCAGAGTACAGGAGGACCCGTTCTGATGAGGACGATTGAAGCCATGCAGCGACAACTCCTCGGCCTGATTGGGCGGGCCGTGGTGAAAAGCATCAGTGCCGCCACGAAATGTCAGACCGTGGATGTGTCCCTGATTGCCGGTGAACCCAAAGCCGGGGTTGAACATCTTGAACCCTACGGTTTTACTGCAAGGGCAAACAGTGGTGCGGAAGCGGTGGTGTTGTTTCCGGATGGCGACCGTTCTCATGCGGTGGTTGTTACGGTGTCGGACCGTCGCTACCGCCTGAAAGGGCTGCAGACGGGGGAGGTGGCTGTCTATGACGATCAGGGGCAGTCCGTGACGCTGACCCGGGAGGGGATTGTGGTGGACGGTGCAGGTAAAACGATCACGTTTCGCAATGCACCTGAAGCACGTTTTGAAATGGACCTGGAAGTGACAGGACAGGTGAAAGACCTGTGCGACTCCGGCGGCACCACCATGTCAGCGATGCGGCTTGCCTATAACGGGCATCGTCACAGAGAGAACGGTCAGGGCAGTAACACCGACAAACCTGATAAATCGATGGAGGCATGATGGAACTGTGGCTGACGGTGAACGGTAAACGCACCTGCGCCAGCGCACCGCTGGATCCGCTGACCCGCGCCGTGGTGATTTCCCTGTTTACCTGGCGGCGGGCGGAGCCTGATGACAATGCCGACGTCCCGATGGGATGGTGGGGGGATACCTGGCCTGAGGTACAGAATGACCGTTACGGCTCCCGACTGTGGCTGCTTCAGCGCAGCAAACTGACCAATCAACTGGTGCAGACGGTAAGGGGGTATATCCGCGAATGCCTGCAATGGATGATTGATGACGGCGTGGTGTCCCGTATTGATCTGGATATCCGCCGCACCGGGATTAATGAACTGGGTAACAGTATCACTCTCTGGCGTCGTGACGGACCGGTAATGATTTCTTTTGATGATCTGTGGAGTGCGATAACGCATGGCGGACAGTGAATTTCAGCGCCCGACGCTGGCAGAAAATATCAGTATGCTCCGTAACGATTTATTCGCCAGGCTGGACGTCAGCGACACGCTCCGGCGCATGGATGAAGACGTGCGGGCAAAGGTGTATGCGGCGGCGCTGCATACGGTTTACGGGTACATCGATTATCTGGCAATGAACATGCTGCCTGACCTGTGCGATGAGTCCTGGCTGGCGCGACATGCTGCGATGAAACGGTGTCCGCGCAAGGGGGCCACGGCTGCCAGCGGGTATATGCGCTGGGAAGGTGTCAGCGATGGCCTGAAGGTGACCGCCGGAAGTGTTATTCAGCGCGATGACCTGGTTCAGTACACGGCAACTGCCGATGCAACCAGCACCGGTGGTGTCCTGCGCGTGCCGATCGCCTGCTCAAGTGCAGGCGCGGTCGGTAACGCTGACGACGGTACGTCATTAATCCTGGTCACGCCGGTTAATGGTCTGCCGTCTTCCGGCGAGGCAGATACCCTGACAGGTGGATTTGATACTGAAGAGCTGGAAACGTGGCGCGCCCGCGTCATTGAGCGGTATTACTGGACGCCTCAGGGCGGGGCTGACGGGGACTATGTCGTCTGGGCTAAAGAAGTGCCCGGCATTACCCGCGCATGGACATACCGACACTGGATGGGAACGGGGACTGTCGGTGTGATGATTGCCAGCAGTGACCTGATTAACCCCATTCCGGAAGAATCAACGGAAACGGCGGCAAGACAACATATCGAGCCACTGGCCCCGGTGGCAGGCTCTGATTTGTATGTATTCAGGCCGGTGGCGCACAAAGTGGATTTTCATATCCGCGTGACGCCGGACACACCGGAAATACGGGCTGCCATCACCGCGGAGTTGCGTTCATTCCTGCTGCGTGATGGTTATCCGCAGGGAGAGCTTAAGGTATCGCGTATCAGTGAAGCGATTTCCGGTGCGAACGGGGAATACAGCCATCAGTTGCTTGCTCCGGCGGACAATATCTCCATTGCAAAAAATGAACTGGCGGTTCTGGGGACGATTTCATGGACGTGACAAACGATGATTACATCCGTCTGTTGTCGGCACTGTTGCCCCCTGGTCCGGCGTGGTCAGCCAGCGATCCGGCGATTGCCGGTGCGGCACAGTCATTAACCCGTGCTCATCAGCGTGCGGATGCCCTGATGCGGGAGCTGGATCCGCGCACCACCACCGAACTGATAAACCGCTGGGAGCGTCTGTGCGGCCTGCCGGATGAATGTATTCCGGCAGGGACGCAGACCCTTCGCCAGCGTCAGCAACGGCTGGATGCGAAGGTTAACCTGGCGGG